AATACCTCGGCGACTGCCTCACCATCGAAGTGACGTTCCCCAGACTTAACAGCTCTCAATTCTGTCAAGTTTGTGGGAATGTCTCCCATGAGCTCCTTAAGGGCGCGAACAGTAATGTTCACGACCTTTTGGGGCATACTCCATATGGCATTTGCCCAGCTTTCTGTGTTCCAGAAGGCCGGCATTTTGCCAACACTGAATATTTCTCGCGGTAAGTACATGGGCCTCTGCTCATATCTTACCCCGAGACATACGTCTTGCATAGCCGAGGCAACGGAGAAGAGGTGACCCTCTTCTCCTTGCTCGGCATATTGCTGATCTTTACCGAGTAGGGTTACTTTTCCTGTAATATCGGAAGAGTAGTCCCCTCGGTCTTTCTTGGTATCTATAACTAAACGCATCTTTGGATGGTCTAGGTATGGAAGGTATCGATTGTCTTTCAGTTTCGACGCTGTTCTTACAGTGTTGAACCGATCGACCGGTATATGGAAGACTTCCTCGCAATAAGTACCCCAGGTACTTGTCACGAAGGTGTCTAGCGGAGACAGGCGGTAGCCGAGTTGTACAGTCGCACGATTGTACTCCTCGAACCACTTGTCGCACATTTCGTCCGTGTCGGCGGCGGCGATGATAACAGTGTCATCACCGTTGCCGGCATGGACTATCTTGACCCCCGGCATTCTGCGATGCGCATACGCTTCGCAGATTGGGTGGGCTAAAGAAATGTTTGTCTTGGTCAGCGGATCTCCCATGGGAATTCCGTTGACCATTTGACACACGTATTTACCCTTAACGTATAGGTCCTTGCAACCGGGCCATATACAGTTTAGGGTGTCTCGTAGCTCCTTGCTTAGTCGCATCTTGTCTAATAGACGAGATGTGACAGCATGAGCGCTTTTGTGAGGAGGAATATCAGTGGCCTTTTCCCAGTCCACTGACATTATCCTCTTCTTCTTTTCGAATAGGACGTGCCCATCAACGGGGTCGAGGTGATCGACTCTGCTGATGAAGGCCCATCCTAGTCTTCCAGCCGATAGCCCCTGTCTAAGACTCTTCTGAGTCTTGATAGCGGCTATCGTCATATGAGAGAAGGGTTGCAAGAATGCGTCTTTGTAAAAAGACCCACTCGTGACAACCCGACATTTTCCATTTTCTCTAATGGCGGCGACATTCGTTTTGAATATCGCCTCGTCAGAGGAATTGATCATCGCTTTCGCTTTATTGAATGCCCAGGTGCCCAACTGGCCACCTGGATTCGTAGGCGAAAACTTCGGTAGTGAGGGGCGGTCTGGGCATCTTTTAAGATACCCAAACTTTCCCTCATTTCGTTTGTTATTCTCAGTACACGCACTAGTAGACATACTAATGCGGAACTGAGGATTACCTCCGACAGCCCCGGAAACCACCCCGTCGAGAACCCAGTCAATGGATTCCACGAGGTCGTTATCGGGATTAAATTGTTTGACAGTTGTCACTTCATCAAGGAATCCTTGTAAAGTGGCGTCTGCCATCTTTTGGTTGGCCAAACCTGTTGATCGAGTCTGTGTGAACACACAGACTCGAAACATGTTGGCCTTGCTTTGTACGCCTGCTGTCTGGTTGTAGTGGTTTACCACTGCCTCCAGCCAGGAGTGCGAACGTTGTTCTGATTCCGTCAACTCGACCTTCTCTCCCAAGAAGGCCGCTTTGCGGAGTCGCTTTTTGAACCCCTTCAGACGCGCTAGTTGCCCAGCGTAGTCTTGAAGGCCGTTCGATATCAATGAGCACATGATCCTGTCCGCCTCTGCATAGGGGCGGGCAGGATCATTGCAAAATATTTCCGGATAGGACATTATCAGTGATGATAACATCCCATCCGTTACATGTAGTATCTCCTTTAGCTCCAACCCGCGCTTACGCTCGAGTAGTTTCTTCAGGAGATTTTTGTTGTGGGGTTTCAAGCGCTTGTACCAGAAGGTACGAGCGCTTAAAATCCCGATTTGTTCTGTAGGGGTACAGAAGGAGAAAGGTTTCTTTCCCCATCTGTGCCTCCACAGATTGTCATATTCGAAATCCCACGCCTCCGAGAGGTCGTTGGATTCCGAATTGAGTGCGCGAGAGAGGTGGATGCCGTCTCCTCACGTAGTGATACGCTGAGAGGGAGACATCTGTGATAAAAAACCATGCAAACCTACGGGTTGAATTGGTACATAAGTTCGCCG